CGTTGTCTGCGTGTTCCAAGTATTCCTCGATTACGCCTCCCACATAAGCAACTGCTTCATCGGAGAGTTCTTCGTAGGATCCATCGGCGTGAGCCATCACCGCGTGATCAATGTATGCGCCGGGATTTGCTCCGCCGAAAACAAGACTTACTTCCCGGATAATGCCGTGCATGACATTTCCTGCCTGTTCCTTAAGACGATTTGCATAAATGCTTAAGTACTTCACATCTCCGTGTTTAACAGCCTCTTTAGCAGACTGTCCTTCCGGAGAATTGTTAAATGAGCCGTATACATACGGCCCTTCCTCTTTGTGCTCGATGAAAGCACTGCCAAGAACCGATGTCGGCGAACTATGGTCATGACCCCACACAAGGGGGACCGTAAGTCCGTCCATATCTTTAAATGCATTCTTGCGAATCGTTCTACCATCGGAACAGGGGAGATCATACTTCGAAGCCCATCCACTAAAATCGTAGTTTTTTGGTGCCATTTTGATTTCCCTCTTTTCTCTTGTCGCCGCCGTTTAAACTAGTCGATCACTTCAGCAATTCAGTAGCGTCTGTCTTCCTTATCGCATCATGATTTCCTGTCTATTTAGCAACTAAAGTCAAATGTTACCGTTATCTGGTTTTGGAACTGATTCTTCGACGGTTTCTTTTGCTTTGGCTAAAGCATCAATATTCCCGTTTTGCCCAACCTGATCCTTAACAGGCATATTCGGATTACTGAGTTTGTCCGCGCTAGGATCGTCGCTTGGCTTATACCCAAGAATCTGACGAACCTCGTTCTTGGTAAGAATCTCGTTTCTAACCAAGGTGTCAGCAATCTTAGCAATGTTCTCAGCAGTAGCGAACTTTAACGGACCGTTGAAGAACACAACAGACTGACCTTTGGTCCTAGCGGTCTTGGTAAGAAACTTCCACTTCATAGAATCGACGATTGCCGAAATGATCGGTTCGATGGTGCGATTCTGGTAATTCAGCATGGTTGCTTCATCTGCAGTACCGTCAAACACAGATTCAGGCATGCCAAGCTGAGAGTGAAGCATCTTGTAGTAATACTCCACCTGATTGAAGAGGTTGTTTTCAATTGCTCTGTTTAATTGGATTACTTTCTCGGTACCGTCGATATACGCAACACCGTACTTGGAGCCGGCAAGCTGCGTTTCGATGTCTTTCCTTCTCGTCTCGGCCTGATCCTTATGGATCTTGGACCGAGTTGAATACGGTACCTGAATGATGAGATCGAGCTTCCCGGAAGCACTGCTTCTGTCAATCATGTCGAGCTGACGAAGCTTTTCGAGAAGTCTCCTGTATACAGAATTGGGGCGATTCATGATGTCATAGAACGGATTTTCAGGAAGCGCTACCATGCTTTTCGGATAGATCCGTTCCTCTCTCATTCCTCGCTCTTCATTGTAAAGTTCAACCTTCACATGTTTCGGGAACCACTGAGTAACTCGTCCAACCCTCATTGATCCGATGTCGTAAGAGCCCGTGTACATAGGGTTGTCAGTTGCCGTGGTCGGAACGATAGCAATAACGCCTTCCGTCAAAAGTGACATCGCAGCATCTTGCAAGAACATTCGTGAAGATTGATCGATATTAGCAGCAAGGGTTAAGCATTCGTTAAATGCCGAAACAATTGGCTCACGATAACGCTTCTCGTCATCGACCTTTGCATGCTCTACGGTAAGAGCCGCCACGTCAACAGCAATTCTATTTAGCGTTGCGTTAACCATGTCTCGTTCACTGCCACGAGACAGTGTAATCTGACTAGTCCTTGTGCTTTCTGTATAAGTGTACTGCTGTGATGGAGTCGGATCACGCCCCATGAACGCGTTCCAGCCGTGCATCAATCTGTCTGTCAGTTTTATACCCATTGTTAAACCTCCGTAAAGAGTTCGATGATGTCTTCTGGAAGCGGGAGCCGTGGATTAGCTTCAGGCGTTCCATACAGCATGTTTTCAAGTATCTGCAGGTGAGACGCAGAGATTCGATCGGACCGAATCATGAGATGCGATACTGGTTTATAGTCACCAGCCTCTTCCGGAAGTGACGTAAAGTCGAATCCCATCTCTTCCGGTGTTACATTAGAATCGAGACTGTTGCTGTTTCCGTCGATCTTAGTAACATAGGACCTGTAAATTAGGTGAATGTCATAGCCATACTCATGACCGGCTGTATCATTACCTCTAAGCGTCCTATATGTAAGTCCGAACGGAATACTTCCCTGATCGTAAAGGTAAAGCCCATCTACAATCTCTTCTCCCCCGAGACATTTCTCAAACTTATCCGGGTATGTGTAACATGTTATGGATCCGCCGTATTCTTCACCGGTAAAAAGAATGCCGCGCCTTACTCCGCCGCTGTAAAGAGGCGTCGAGTCACGACCGGAAATGTCATTGCTAACGGATTTAATACCATTCCAAGCAACGCCATCCGCGTAGTAACCATTCTCATACGTATAAAGTACGGCACGATCAGTGCCAGTCTTAAAGAAGCGCTCCCCAATCTGATCCCATACAACTCTCACTAGAAAGTACCTCCTTAAAACTTAGTCATTTTGATTTCTTTACATAAATGTCAGCTAGCTTTTCTTCTACGTTGCTTCTGGCGCCTCTTAAGTTCGGCAATGTGCTTGCGCTCACCGGCTCTTGAATAGATGTACTTTACAAGGCTTGCTGTTGCGCGATCAGTGTTCGCAGCAGCAAGGGATGCAAGATACTTCTTTCCGGTTATGCCTTTCTTGCTAGTTCCGTTCATCATGGCAAGATACATCTGATACTTCTTTCCGCCAATAGCGCCACGAGTTAATGCTCTTGTAGCAAGATTCTTTGCCAGGTTCTGATTATGGGCGTATTCCTGTTCCCGTCTATCAAGTTCTTTTGTACGCTTGGCACGATAGTCGAAACGAGCTTTCTTTATCTGAAGCTTGTCCCGTTTCTTATCATTCGTAGTCTTGGCTATCTTTTTAGCAAGTCTTTTAGACCGCCAATTATTCCACCTAGTGCCCATGCTCTTATACTCATAAGCTCTACGGTGCTTAAGCCCAAGTGCGGTCCAGCTTCCATCCTTATTCTGATATCGGCGTTCCCCCCATTTCATAAGGGCAACACCATAATGGCAAAGAAACGGGTCGTCATAGTTCATGCTTTCATATCTTATGTCCATATCATCCAAATGCCTCCCTATGAAGTTTATAGGCAACCCATGCATCCATTAGTGCTGCCACATTGTCAATTTTGTGTTCATACCTTTTCTTGAACAGTTTCCGGTTACCGTTGGTGTCTTCGATCGTTATGCAGTTTCCCATCGTGTAAGACATGAGCTGTTCATCAAAGAGGAGTTTCCTGTCTTCCGCCAGATCTCTAATCTCACCAAGCGGTACAGACTCGGTTCTAGCTCCCTGAATAACCTTTTCAACACCGAAGTCGCCGTTCTCAACGCACCACCTCTCGACAAACTCTCTGGCATTGTATGGGTCATAACCAAAACACAAAACCTCATAAGATACCTCTTCATTGATGAAATGGTCAAGATCTTCGTAGATCTCGTTCATGTTAAGGACTGTCCCCGGCATGATGATGAGTGTTCCTTCCTGCATAAATTCCTCATACTTGCCTCTCGTAGCACCGGGAAGACGACTAAGAGTACGCTCAGAAATGTAGCTTCTAGTCTTAACTCCAAAATAGTCATCAGCAAGTGGAAAAAGGAACGTAAAAGCACAGAAGTCATCGCCCTGAGACATGTCGGCACCCATAGCGCATGGCATATTCCAGAACTCACGGTGCTTGTGGGGAAGAGTCTGATCGTAAGTGAAGAAGTATGTATAGCCCTCCATAGGGATGCCAAACCGTTTAGCTAAGATGTCATTTCTAGCGGACGGAGAATTCTCAGCTCGCTCAACGTCAAGTTGGTACGTCTCATAAGTAATGGTCTTACCTAGATTCGGGTTGGCCTTAAGCCACATAGCCGGGTCATTTACTTCTTTTATGTCGTCCAGCCTATAGTACCAGATAGATACATGCGGGGCCTGGTACTTGCCTTTGAGAATGTCCATTAGCTCCATTTTGATTGTATCGCCAACAGAATTTCGGACAGTACCTTCGCTTGACATGGAGACAATTAGGTAGTCATCGTTTTTAGATGCGCCCTGCTCTACAGCACCGACAACGTCTTCTCTTACATCACCAGAGAGCCATTCGTCGATTGTAGCGATCCTTGCTCTAAGGCCCTGAAGCTTATCGACAGACATCGGACGCACCTCAAGAAGAGACCCGTTAAGGAAGTTCTCGATGCCTTTCTTTGTCGACGCAAGTTTTGCACGATTAGCCTTCGATCCAGTGGTGTTGTACACAGAACCTTCAGTCAGGAGTTTAAACCATGGACCTCTGGCACGAGTTATAGCTGTTCTAAAAGGAGACATGACCTCATCAGCCTGTCTCATAGTTGGTGCTGTTGTAATCTGGTGCGTAGCCGAATTGTCGACAGTTAAGAAGTAAGACTGAATGTTCTCGCCATACATAGACTTCGCTGCACCGCGAGCCACGATTAGGTACTGCTTGTTGATGAGGCGTTTAAGGATGCTTTTGTTGACGTACCGTCCGCCGGGTCTGTCATCATAAGGCTCATAAACAGAACGGTACACATAATAGTACCATCCAAATACCTGCTCTCCCCAAAGCTTAAACGTGTCAAGCATGTGAAGGTCCGATCCATCAGTTAGGGTTAGCTCAGATTCACAAAACCGAATCCAGCCTTCAACAGCCTCATCATCATAGTAGATTGCCGGATTTGCGATCAGAGCATCTATCCGGTTCATCTCCATCGAGACCTCTTGGTTTACTGGTATCTCGCCCCTAAGCACAGCATCTCGAAACTGACCGTAATAGATGGGAGTAGCAGTATTAGATAGCACTATTCATCAACTCCTTCTTGCTACGGCAGATAGCATTTTTCTTAAGTAATCTTCGTCTGAATGTTTTAGCGAGCCTTTTGGAATCGGAACTTCATGCTTCGTAATCGCTTCTCTGAAGGCGTCAATGTCCTCAAGCGGAGAAAAGTAATTAATTGAACCATCCGACTTTGAAACGCTATAATACGGATTGTTGTAGTCTACTTCATTCGGATTTTCTTGAGCCTGAAACAGAAAAGAAGCGTTACCATACTCGTATATATGCATTACCGTAAGTTTCGGACACGTTTCCGTAAACTTACGATATGCCGCATTGACATCAATCATGCTACCGCCTCCTTTATACGTTTCTTATCGAATTCCAAATTGTCGGTCCTTGCGTATGTTGCAGAGTATGTGTTTACCAAAACACTTTTCGGATTGCGAATTGTCTTGTTGACCTGTGCATCTCTAACAGTAACTTTACCGTTATTAACTTCGTAAATCATTGAATGTCCAGAGCCGTTTGCCCACCGAACCATAAGATTTCCTCGGGAACCGTTTGGCTGTTTCTCAAGCTCCGAAACAACCTTATTGGCGAAGTCTCTGTTCATTCCTAAAGAAGCCAAAGTTACGGACTTTTTTAATTGTTTTATTTCGGTCTTATACTCATCACTATCCTTTTTTAACTTTGAAATTTTAGAAAAAGGATCTGACTCAAACTGCTTTACTTCAACCTTCGGGAACCACGCCTTCAAGTCATTGTGAGTGTACCCATAAGATGCTTTCCTGGCAGACACGTCATATCCGCGTCTTCTCATTTCATAAGCTGTGGTGCACAGCATGCAGTTATTCTTAGTGTTAGCATCAAAGTTTCTAAATCCGGGATTTACGACTTTAAGATCCTGTTCTGGGGTGGAATCACCAGACTTTAGTCTTAACCCAGTTTCCTTGTCGACAGATAGCTCAGACTTACGTTTTTCTTCATTCTTCTCTTTACTGGAAGCGGATACTGCTTGAACGCCTCTAGTAACGTCAGCGGCTAATGCAACCGGGTTTAATGTCAAAACGTCTAGAGCTACTTTTGCAGCAAATTTTGCAGCAGGAGATTTGTTAGACTTTGAGTGATCCCAGTTCGGTTTGCTAGGGTTAACAGCAGCTGAACTACCGCCAGAAGTGCTGCCGTATCTTACTTTACCGGCTTGAGTCCAAGATCCGTCGTAATTTTGAAACCGTCTTACACCCCACTTCATGCCTTTAATGCCACTGTGCGTAAGAAAGTCAACGTCTGAGTGCTTCAATTTCTTGTCTTTCTTCTTTTTCTTCCTTGGCTGGCTTTCGGAGGATCCTTGATTATTTCCACCTTCATCTTCGGGGTCGCCGGTAAGGGCTCTCATCAGAACTTCTCTAGCAACGTTAGCACTCTTGCTGTTGCCTTTATCACTGTTATCGCCGCTGTCGTCATTGTCGCGTTTATTACGGTCAGAAATGATTTTGTTCAGCTTAGCAACTGTGGC